AGGATCGACAGGTGTGAAATGAAAGTAGAGGCTACCGTGTTGACCTACGATATTCGGTCGAACCAAACAACTGCAAACACTAACGCAGCACCTGAGGCTCTTGCTCTAGCAGCATGATCTTCATGGGCCCGCCAGAGCCTTGAAACAGAATCTGGCAACCTTCCCACAAAACAATGGAGACTATCACATGAAAACCACTCTTCTCGCTCTCGGCGCTATCTTCGGTCTTTCGGGCGCAGCCGTCGCCGCAGACGTCACCTACTTTGGTACCGCTGAGTATCAGACCGCAGCCAAGGTGTTCCAGCTCGAAGCTGGCGCGGACGTCGCTGTCTATCAGTTTACCATCACTCCGGAAGTCGCTTTCAACGACGCTGGTGGCAACTTCGCCTTCACCGAAGCCAAGCTGACCGCCGCTTACGACATCAACGAAAACTTCACCGCTTTCGTTCGTCTTGAAGCCGACGCGGACTTCAAACGTCAAGAAACCGCGATCGGGGTTTCGCTAGAGTTCTGATCCTCTAGCGCTTGGGTTGGACGCCAGAAATAGTCCCGTGGGGGTCAACGGTCAGCCCCCACTCCTACATCTACATGAGGGATATACATGGAACTGGTCACTATCCACACCAATGAAGAAAACGGGACGACTTCGAGGATCTTCAAGAGCGAAGACGGAAGGTTCGTCATCAACCACATGAACCCCCGAGGCGATACAGCGGGAGTAGCTACCTCTGGAACGCTCGAAGAAGCTCTGTACCTCTGCAAGACTTGGTCCAACAGCCTGAAGCAACTCAATGGATGACGTTCTAGAAAAACAGGTTGCCAAGAAGCGAGAGTCCATCGTCACGGAGATCCTCTCGTACACTAACCGCGAAGTGTCTGTGATAGATGCCATCGTACACTATGCAGAGGTCCACGACATCGAAATAGAGACCCTAGCGGATCTAGTGAAAGAAGTCCCGTCTATCCGATCTAGGATCACCGAAGACGCGGAGAAGCTTAACCTAATCGAAAGGGGAGACCGTCTGCCGATATGAAAACGGATCCGTTCCAAGTCTACATCAAGTACCTGGCGCTCAAACGGCACTTCACCAGTTCGTACGACTACTTCAAGTACAATGGTAAGGTCCGAGTCACCAGAGATTCCTTCGATAAGAGGAGAGACCGACACTTCTTCGTCAAGGTGAGCAAGATTTCAGACTGGGAACAGTATCTATTGGCAAACTTGGTCGAAGACCCTTCCCTGTGGATTGGGAGCTTAGCAGACAGCGAAGAGGCTAAGGCGACTCATCTAGACTGGATTCGACGCAACCAGTCTATCACGTACACCTTCAAGTCGGACCTGAGCAAGCTTCAGGACGACCTCCGGGAAGAAGTGAAAGTCGTGAACGGCCAGCATCCAAATCTCTTGACATTGGTGCAGGAAGATGCTATAAGCTTAGAAACCGCATCGATACTGTTGCGGTTTACTGGATGTGAAGACTACTGGGTCGCTAACATAGCAGACACCATAGTCTTCCCTGATATCCTGATGAGGCTCAAGAAGTACCATCCCTTCATAGAGTACGACAAGCCTAAGTTCAGGAACTTGGTCATGGAGAAAGTGAGCAGCCTACAGGCTGCATAAATAAAGTCGTGCGATACACAGCACACCAATAATCAAATACACCGCATACACAAATACGGAGATACAGACATGGGTTTTGCAGACCTCAAGAAGAACCGTTCCAACAGCCTAGACAAGCTAAGCGCTCAGTTGAAGAACATGGACGGTGGTGGCAACAAGGGTAACGAAGACTACTGGACCCTTGAAGTTGATAAAGCTGGTAACGGCTACGCGATCCTTCGATTCCTCCCTGCACCTGACGGCGAAGACATGCCTTTCGTTCGTCTATGGGATCACGGTTTCCAGGGTCCTGGTGGCTGGTACATCGAAAACTCTCTGACGACCCTCGGCAAAGACGACCCGGTCAGCGAGTTCAACTCCAAGCTCTGGAACTCGGGCCACGACGAAGACAAGGATCAGGCACGTAAGCAGAAGCGTCGTCTGTCTTACCACGCCAACGTCTACATCGTGAAGGATCCCGCTAATCCTCAGAACGAAGGCAAGGTGTTCAAGTTCAAGTTCGGGAAGAAGATTTTCGACAAGCTGAACGACCTGATGAACCCTCAGTTCGAAGACGAGACTCCGATCAACCCGTTTGATCTGTGGGAAGGTGCCGACTTCAAACTGAAGGCACGTAACGTCGAGGGCTACCGCAACTACGACAAGTCGGAGTTCGCCGATTCGGGTTCCATCACTCATCCTGATGGATCCAAGATGTCCGATGACGAGATGGAAGCGGTCTGGAAGCAACAGTTCTCGCTAGCCGAGATCGTAGACCCGAAGAACTTCAAGTCTTACGAAGAGCTTCAGGGTAAGCTCTACAAGGTCCTGGGCCTGAATCTATCGGATGGCGGTTCGTCGAAGAAAGAAGCGAGCCAAGATCGGGAAGAGATGGACTTCAAGCCGAACTTCAAGGAGAAGGAAGCCACGTCGGCACCTGCTACGTCTTCGGACGGGGATGATGACGACGACGCAATGGCGTTCTTCCGAGACCTCGCAGAAGGCTGATCCAGAGATACGCGAAAGCGAAGGGGGCGTTAGTTCGCCCCCTTTTATTGTGGCATCGCGCGATCTACACCTGCAAGCGGGTTGGGTGCAGTGACGAAGGTGTTGTTGGTGGTCGAGTATCGACGGGCATCGGTGGTGCTGTTGTTTGGCGCCAAGACTTGAGGCGCAGCGCCTGTACCTGTTCGGTCGACCGCTTCGTTGGCTTGGTCTAGACGACGCCGCTGTTCTTCGATAGCAGCCAGCGCCTCGAGGCGAGTCTGTTCGATCTGATCCAGAGCTTCTTGAGACATTCCACGTCTGGCTTCTAGGGCAGCCTCTTGCTCCGCTATAGACTCTTCATCTACGCCGAATATCGACGCAGCGATTCCGCCCTTTTCCAGAACAAAACGGTTGACAGCCAGCATGATTCGCTCTGGGAGCGACGTGAACCAGTCGACCAGCTCGGCTATCTTTCGCATGAACGCAGCCTGAGTGTTGGCCCATAGCTCTTGCGCCGACAACTTGAGGCGAGTTGGTATAGTAACGAGATAATCAGTAAACTCCGAAAGCTTTTCGGCAAGAAAATCTATCCCGTTTGATATACGCTCTGGTATACTCTTAATGAAATCCCCGATGTCTTTTAGACCAGAAATAGCTGCCTCTATCTCATCTGATATGAAACCTACTGTAGCTGCCCAGGCATTCTTAATAGCAGAGAGTGAATCAACTTCTACGTCAAAGCCAATGAGTGTGAGTAGCGATTCGATTATACCGTCGTAAAATTTCAACGCACCCGTGATTGCCTTCAAAAATCCCTCTTTAACTTTAGTCCAGTCTCCGGTTATTACACCGGCGAATATGTCTACTAAACCAGACACCCATTGCACCACACCAGACAGAGATTTAACTAAGCTTGCAAATATCGAAACTAAGTCTTCGACCGCCGCGATAAACACGTTCTGCACAAATATCCGCAAATCGTTCACAGATTCACCACCAAAGGCTGAGGATACTATTTCTCCAATGTCGGTTAGAGACTGGACTATGGATTGGAACGAAGGAATAATCCGGTTGTTCCAAATTTCTTGAATTTTGACGAGGAGATTCTGGAAGTTCTCATTCTCTCCGATGTCTTTGAATATCTCATAGATCCCCCAGATAACCAGAGTAATTCCACCAGTCTTGAGAAGACCACGCAGACCCTTGATACCTGGTAGGAGAGACTTACCAAGTGTAGCCAGACTACTGGTTAGAGAAGACAGGATAGATCCGTAGAGAGTTCCCTGCAGAACATCTCCGAACACGTTGCCGCTGTCTTCGCTCGGTTCTCGGCGAGAACGACGCGCAGGAGCCGCATCCTCTTCTGGTTCTGGTCCACCACCTCCACTCCCGCCAAGCTGTTCTCTCCTAGCACGGTCTAGCGCATCTTCTTTCTGAAACGCTAGGGTCTCCTTTAGAGACGCAGAGATTTCCGCCAAGTTCTGGAGCTGGTCTTTTGCTATTTTGGTCAGCGCTTCCAGCGGGTTAGAACTTTCAGCGCTGGCCGAGTCTCCAGTTCCACCAACTCGACTCTGCAACAGGTCATCCAGAGAGTCCGACATCATCTCTAGGAAGCTTAGCTGTTCGTACAGGGTCGAGCTTATGTCGTCCACTATAGAAGTTATGTTGCCGACGTTCTTGTCGGCTTCTACAATGAGCGTGATGGATTCAGCGATGGATTCAGCGATGTCTTTTAGACTGCGGTCAGCCATTGTTCTTTTCTCTTTCTAGGTGCTGTAGTAGCATATCGAAGTAGATGTCCCGTTCAAATGGCAGCAGGTTCTCAATTTCACTGATCTGGTATTTGTGGTGTTGGGCTAGAGAGAATACGGTACTGTAATAGAGCCTGAGGTTAGTGTGACTCAGGCTCAGATAAAAAAAGTCTCGGTTCCCTTGGCCACGAAAGTCTTCTTCTTGCCTGCGCTATTGGTGTATGGAATTTCGATCTTCATCTTCGGCATGGTATCGAAAAAGTTCTTGATCTTGACAAGAACAGGACCGGATAGAGATTCGACGAACTCGGTTACCTCATCATCGGTGAAGTCGCTTACCACGTAAACGGACTCTCCCTCTACCACTTGATGCAGACAAGACTTGACGATTCCAAGGGTGTCAGCGTTACGTACACTCAGGGCTAGGTCGATGGACGGGTACTTCAAGACGATCTTGACCTTGTCGGTGACGTCTATGAGGTTGGTATGAGCCTTGTCTTTGTCGATGGTGACTTGATCGATATCAAACGACAGGTCGACCTTCTCTTCCGTTTCGTCGTCCACAACAGTGAACTCTACGATGTTGTTGACCGACTTACCACGAACGTTAAGCAGGATGTACTCCACGTCGAAGATGGCTAGAGAATCGACGTCCACGTCTTGTAGGCAGTTTCCTAGCACCTGCTTGATGGCTAGAATCGCTTGCTCGGTCGATTCCGACTCCTTAGCCATAAGAAGAATCTTCTCTTCTTTGACCGTGAATGGTCGGTACTTGATCGGTTGATTGGTCGAGGGTATTTTCAGTTCAAATAGCGGTTGCTGAATCTTAGGCAGAGCCATGTTGTATCTCCATTAGTATAGTTGACCGAATATGTCGTTAGCGTTCGCCACGACGTTTACGATATCTGTGATGTCTTGGGGAAACTGTAGTCCCTGTATTGCGTTTCCAATGGTATTTAGCGACGAAAGGTAAGTGAATACCCCGTTGGCTCGGTTGAAGCGAGTCGTCGCTACACCTTGGAAGGTACCGTCGACCTTCAACTCGTCATAGGCGAAAGAGATTGGAACCGTCATGACTTCGGCGCCATTCTGCCACGCGACTTCGATCCCTCCAACGCTGACAGGGTAGACGTTGTTGAACTTGTAGGTGTACTGGTTCTGCCCGTCGTTCCCCGAGAACATGATGATCTCCATCGTTCCCGCGTAGTCGTCACGGTAGCCGAACTCATACGGCAGGAGTGCAGTGGGAGACTCGGAGAAGTATCCTCCGGAGACGTCATAGTTGACGATCTGCTGCATCCACTGATGGAAGAATCGCATGACTCCGAAGCGGCCATCGACCATGAAGATCGTGTTTAGCGGCGTTAACTCAAAGCCGTTCGGGCGCAACTCTGACGGACCAAATCCCCGAGGCTTGAACTGCTGAGTTTCTATGGTCACTGGCGGAAGAGAAGCCGCAGAGCACAGGAACGTCAAGGTCTGTGGCTCCATGGTCGTGTCTTCTGGGACCAACCCCTGAGGTGGCGTTATGCGAGCTACGAACAGGTTGCTCTTGGCGACACCATGTTTGTTGACTTCCGCCGAGAATTGGGATATGCTAAACGTCATTTGATTGCCTTTTTAGAGTCAGACCAAACTTTGGTCTTCGACGCACCCTGGAAGCGCTCGGTTGGTAAGAATAGAGCTATGTCCCACTCGGACGGGTAGATGTAGAGGAACCGACTCTTTACGTGAGAAGACAGATAGCGCTTGACACAAGGCTGGAAGTTACCCGAGGTAGAAACTCGCATTAAGGTCCGATACTTGATCTTTAGCTTAGTAGTCTCATCGAAGTTTTTGTTGTTGGTTATGTTGTATAGCTCATCCATTAGCACGGCGCGTTGGCGGTGCGGGAGATAGTGCATGTTGATTCCGTAAAAGCCACCTTTGACTTTCTTGAACGGGAATATCAGAGGCAGTCGGTCGAAGTATGGCAAAGTCGCCTTGTGCTTGGCGTCATAATAGAACATGAACATATTGCCTAGAAGCGGACGCGCTTTCAAGCGATCTCGGTCTTCTGTCATGAATCTCTGATCGTTGACCCGAGTGACGCCTTTCGCCTGCTCCCGAAACCAGTCGCGCGCATTCTTTTCGCGCGCGGGAAGATTGCCGGAGCGTATACCTCTCAACAGTATTTCGTCGAATACCTTGGGCATTTAGAATAGGTCTTCCTCTGTCATTAGTTGAAACTTCCAACCTCTATCTCTGCAATACTCTTCTGCGGCTAGCCACTTAGCGCTATTGACACCCCAAGTCATCACTTCCTGAATGTAGCGCTTAGATTTCGAGTTCTTCTTAGTCGGTTCGATAGTCTGTTTCTTGGGCTTCACCTCGATCACGATGGTCTCAGTTTTCCCTTCTTTATTTATCTGCTTCACTATGAAGTCGGTGAAGTAACGGTGAATCTTACCGTCAATCGGGCTACGATACGGTATCACCAGTTCTTCGGATCCCCACTGTAGCACATTCGGGTGTTTGTCTAAGTAGACCATCAGTTTCAATTCCCACCCAGAACGGTAGACAATATTCGTCGGGTCGCCCATGTATTTCTTGGGGTTCCGTGGCTTAAATTTTCCCTGGTGGTATTTTGGCATTGGTAGTCTGCATAAATAAGTACGATCAACCTATTTATGCAGGATAGAAAATTGGCTACAGTTGAACGCGAAGTCGCTACAGCCCGACAAGACCAACTCTTGGGAGACTACCGTTATCCACTGACTCCTTCCGCTCACTCCATCGGTTTGCTCTTTAGAGACTACAGCTACCAGGGGAGTGAGGGTATTCGTTCTGGCTTCTTGAACACCAGTGAGCGAGTTTCGGGATCGGTCATTCTGCCTATACCCACTAACCTTCAAGACAGCTACTCCGTCACCATTCAGGGTACAGAACTTGGCATTTTTGGCGCCGCCGCAGCCGATATAACTTCTGGGAACGCTTCTGGAATCGGAGAAGATGTCGATGCTTTCATGGGCACCTTCGAAACTGCAAGACTTGGTGCTCAGGTCTTGTCCGTAGCATCTCAGTATGCGGCGTTCGCAGCTAGACAGGGCTTAGACTCCATCGCACCAGGAGCCGCAGCTGGCGTTGCTGTAGGTACTGGCACGGCTCTTAACCCGCACCTCGCTCTACAGTTTAAGGGCGTCGAGTTGAAGTCTCACTCCTTCCAGTGGACGCTGTCTCCTCGCAACGCTCAAGAAGCCGAGATGATCAAGGACATGATAGCGTTCATTCGTCGCAAGGTTCTTCCTCGCTACACCGACGGCGCCACAACTGGTGGTGGATCTTCTTCGGTAAGTCGTGCGCTGTTGACCTACCCAAGCCTCATCGACGTCTCTTTCTTCGGCGTAGACGAACCATACTTCTACTACTTCAAGCCGTGTATGTGTAACAACTTCACAGTCAACTACGCTCCGACTGGCAACGTTTCTTTGAACCGCGGCGGTCGACCTTCGATGGTCACGCTCGCAATGTCGCTAACGGAAGCCCGAATCAGAACTGCGGATGACGAGATACCAACCTAATGTCCAGATACTTTAGATACTTTCCACGCATCACGTACGACGGCAAGGTAGCTACGAACATCACTCGAAGAGTTCGGGTGCAGGAGCGGCTTTTGTCAGATCCGTACCTGTTCTTGCCGTACACGATCAAGAATGACGAGTCGCCAGAAGAGCTGGCTTACCTTTACTACGGGGACGCGGCCATGTCTTGGCTAATCCTCCTCGCTAACGACATTCTGGATCCATACGAGCAATGGCCGATGTCTCAAGACAAGTTCTACCAGTACCTGATCGATAAATACGCAGAGCAAGCTGGGACAACTGGGTACGCGGTCGTCGCTTGGACGCAGAACCAATCCATCACCGACAATGTCGTGTACTACGAAAACGCAGAGGGCACTCGGATATCTCCGAGCACGTACACGCTATCTCAGACGCTAGACCCAGCATTCGTTGGTGGTGACTGGACTGCTATGCGCGTTTATGACTACGAAGATATTCAGAATGAGGCTAAGCGCAACATACGCGTAGTAGACAAGCGCTACGTGTCTCAAATAGAAGATGAACTAAGGGAAATAATGGATGGCGCAATCTGAAGGTTACAACCCAGCAGGCACTTTTCGACTCAAGAAGATGGAGATTCGCCGCTATAACGAAGCGGCGGGAAAGTCTGCGGATCTCACGTATCTAGTCCACGAGTTCTCCATTACCGAGTCTCTCAAGTCCGGTTACGTCTTTGGTTCGGCGAAGATTTACGACGGTGTTGGGATATTCTACGACCTGCCTGTAGTCGGAGAAGAGCGCCTGATAATTCAGTACGAAGACTTCTTAGAGAACAAACGGGAAGAGGAGTTCTTCGTCTACTCCATCACCGAGATAGACCCGTTCTTGGAGAACCAAGATACCGCTGTTGGATATCGTATCAACTTCGTTTCCATCGGCAAGTTCTTTTCGCACACCCACTTGGTCAATCGCTGCATCGCGGAGGGATCTGGCACTGATCGGATCTACAGTCCAATATCGGATCAGGTCCAAGTCTTGTTTGAAGACTACTATATTGGAGAAGAGCCACAGTACGGCACCAAGAAGAGCATCGTTATTGAGCCAACCGATGGTCCACAGAAGATCATCATCCCTCCAATGCGACCTGAAGAAGCTATGCACCTGATGTCTCGAAAAGCTTTCTCTGCGAGAAGCAAGTCGCAGACTTATCGCTTCTTCGAGAACCGAGATGGCTACTACTTCATCACGATGGAGTACCTGAACCAGTTGGCTGAAGAAGCCAGGGAAGCGGCTGGCGCTGCCGATTACCCAGTCTATTACTACAACTCTGGAATAGACGACCGCACGCCAGAAGGCGAACTCCAGAAGATGCAGAACCTGATATCCTATAAGGTAGCCAGTTACAACAACACCCTGTTGTCGATAACCAATAGCGAGTTCAGCAAAAGGGTAGGAGTCATATCTCCAGAAACAAGAAATGACACTTATTCCACCTACGAATACTTGGACGAAAGAAGGTCTTATCAGCTAGAAACAAGAGCTAGAAAAACTCAATACTCGGAGCCGTTTATTCGCAAACATCTGTCTATGCCAGTTACCAGATATGTCTTCAAAGACTATGCTGAACAGGGAGAAGATAGCGCTTACGCTTATCGACCGCAGCCGTATTACGAAGAGATATACAATCACAAACCATCCGTGTTCCAATCGTTCAATCGAAAGCGAATCAACGCGAAGATACACGGCAATAGCACGATTGTAGCTGGGTCGATAATCTACTTGAAACTCCCTAAGATGACGCAGGGTAATGAACTAGACCCTTACCTGAGTGGTCTCTATATAGTAGAGTCCGTGAACAACGTATTCATGGAGAACTTCTACACTCAAAATCTTGAATTAGTGAGAGCCGACTAATGTTCAATATTGGTATGCCAATCAACGCCAGATTCTTCATCGCTAAGGTGGTGGACAAACAAGATCCGGCGATGGGTATGCGCGTGAGGATTCGAATCATCGGGTACCACCCGTTCAACGATTTGGACACCGAAGACGACCACGCTCGCTTCAACATCGTAGAAGATGAAGACTTGCCCTGGGCTCCCTGCGTAGACGGGACTTACGGTGGGGTCGCTTCTCTTCCGAATGAGCTGGAGTGGGTCTTCGGGTGCTTTATCGACGGAGACGACGCCCAGATTCCAATCGTGCTCGGGATGATTCCGGGAACCAACCTGAACGACATGGAAGCGCCACAGCGTACTACAGGGACTACTGAAACTACGGGTGGTGGTACTGATAACCCGACGAACGGTCGACCAGTGCAGCCGTACATGCCTGGAGCTTCTGAAAGAGAGCGAATCGCAGCCCTAGACAACGATCCCGAGTTCCAAGCTGAACTACAGCGAATCATGACTACCCACAATCTCACCAGAGAAGAAGTCTACGGAATTGCTGCTGGTGAAAGTAGCTATCGAGCAGACGCTATCTCGCCAGGTGGTGGTTATGGTGGTCTGTTCCAGATGGGCACAAATACTGGCGGTCTCGGCGGTCAATATACGTCTAGAGAAATTGCTGCGATGTCGCCAGCCGAACAGCTAAGGCTGTATGGTAGATCGCTAGATTACAACGCCAGCAGAGGATGGTCTTCCGCTCAGGGTCTTGGTATACTTCAGGGCGCTCCTGCGCTAAGTAGCTGGGCTCCAAACAGAGACTTGGGAGAATGGGTGTCACCGAGTGGGGATCGTCCGTATTCTATTGGTGGGAGATTCTGGAGTGTTAACCCTGGTTGGCGCGGCTCAGATGGTAGAATTACACCAAGCAGCATGAACGACTATTACAGCCGACGAAACCCACCCGCAATAGATTGAGAGTAGACTAATAATGCCTCAGAAAAAGAGACTATCATTTTCGGGTGTGACGAACCGAGCGCTAGACGACTGGGGTCTCCCACCTATGCCTCTGCATATGGGTGGTGAAATCCAATATGACGCAGACTTCTATGCCTCTATAAGCTCCCATGAGACTACGTTCCCAATCGGCCGTAAGGTCGAGGATCCAGAGACCGGCGAAGAAGTTGAACAGACCTACGTCGAGCCATCGGTAATCGTACCCGGCAAGTCTTACAACTCGACGTCTATACAGACGCGTCGATCCGGCAGCAACCTTACGATCAACGACGACGCCAAGTACATCCAGATCCTCCACGAGTCTGGCGCTACCGTCCAGATCGACTCGAACGGCAACATCCTAATCAAGTCGCCTACCGATGGCCACTTTAGCGGGGACAATCAATTCATCCGCGCTGAGTCCGACTTCAACGTGTCAGCGGGAGGTGGCATGTCTATCCTCGTAGAGAGTGGCACCGGGCGAATCTCTATCGCAGGAGACTTGGATATCGAATGTGAGAACTTCAACGTGACCGCTCGCGGGCGCACGACGATCAACTCTGGTCAGGGTGTCGAGATTCAGGGTGCGCGCGTTGGCATAACCGCAAGAGACGACAACGCCAGCATCGGTGGTAAGACAGTATCAGTTGGGGCAGAGAACGCGCTGTCTCTGGGCTCTAACGGTACCGTTGACGTCAAAGGCGGTCAGGTGTTTGTCGATTCCGATGACGTCCAGCTAGCTAACGGTGGCTCTGGAAACTACGAGAACCCGCAGCGACAGGAACTAGACGCACCGCCTCCAAGCCGAATTTCGAACGGTTCTGGTGTAGATAGAGTAACCTCCCGAGCACCACAGAACCCGACAGGTATTAACACAGTTGATCTAGACGATCCGAATGACGCAGGTGACTAATGATCTGTAAGCCAACTCGCCTAGCCGAGAAGTACAGCGACATATTGCTACGTTCTACCAGTCGAGATTTTATCGACAATCTGGACATGACCGAGCTATTGGACCTGCAAAATAATCCCGCTGCAAGGTATAATCAGTTCGCGCTCCAGTTGCTGACCAGTAACCTGAACAACCTCATACCGCAGGTCAACTTAGCACGGTTTCCGAATCTGCACAACCGCTTTTCTCAGGCTCCTATCCTGTACCCAGAATACGCAGATTACATGAACCAGACTGGTCATACGATAGAATCTGTTAACGCTCTATACTTGGAAGCTAAGTCTCTGGTCGATCAAGGAGTAGTGAATTTCCCAGAAGGAGGCGAACCTGAAAGACTAATTCGCGAACTAGACTACTATTACACCGAGAACGTGGCGAATAGCCTCAATAACGCTACGTGTGGTTCTCTGATAAACCCATTCTTAGCCGCGTTCGGCATATTCGAGATGTTGCAGAACCCACAAGCTATCTTGAATCAAGTCTTAGCCGGCGCTCAGGCGATACTCGGGCCGTTGTCGTCGATCAGAGACGTCTTGTTCAACATCGTGGACAAGCTCAAGTCTACCCTCCTAGATCGCGTAGCATCGCTTCGCCAAGCTCTTAATGGGATAGCTGGAAGTGCGCGGGCTCTATTCACCAGACTAACTAAGAATCTTAACCGAGCAGCGGCTATGTTGTCGGATCTGAACATCGGTAAGCTGAAAGACAAGATCGAAGCGTTCCTTGGCGCCGCCGTCGCTCAGTTCAAGGAATTGACCCCAGAAGTCATCGCGCTTCTCCTGTTTCGTATGTGTCAGCTTTCCGAACTGGTGCAGGGATTCATGTCTGGAGGGGTCGACCGAGTAGCTGGAGACTTGAGCCGGTTCGAAGAAATGCGCAGCAGGATCAACTCTTTTGGTCTGCGAGTTACCCAGGGCGCCGTTGACTTTGGTGCACCGCGCATTAGCGCATCTGGAAGACCAGGACAGGTTGATGATATTCGGGATGGCACTATTGAGGGTGGTTACCCGGCGCCTGTGATCGACCCGACTAGATTGCGCCACCCAACCCTAATCACCCAGATCAACGCACAGGGACTAGCTGGATACTTCGTGTTTGGGCCTGGAGTATATAATATGGGCAAAACGGTCAGCGATGCCGACGACGACGATGGCTGGAGATTGGTTCAACCTGATGTTTGGGACAAGCTCATCGACGCTCTAGAAATCGTGCCTGAGTTGAAGGGTGTTGGCATCGGCAGCGCTTACCGCAGTCCACTATATAATGAACTCCTGAGACGTAACAGTAGAGGTGTAGCTAGAGAATCTCTACACAAGAGCGGGCAAGCTCTTGACCTCAGTATAGATCCGTCTCACCCTCAAATGCCCATGTTCATCGCAGCATGTTCTTACCTAGGTTTTGGTGGGATTGCTGTTTATGACCGGACTGGAAACCGATTCATTCATATCGATACCGGAGGGGTGCGACAGTCGTGGGAGAGGTCTCGTCATATGGCCATCCTTGGAGCCCACAAGGATGGCCTTATTAAATCTGGCCAGTACGCGCCGGAAGGTTTCACAGGACGTCTACAGCGTTGGAGAGAACTACCACAAGATCCAAGAACCATCAGCCGTGGCGGACGATAAGGAATAGCACATGTCTAGATCACCACTTGACAACCGAAAAGACTTGTACCTCGACTTTCACAAGGATCTCACGCGACATCCTGTCTCCAATGACGTAGCTCGCAAAGCTAACGAAGAGGCTGTCAAGGAGTCGATTCGCAATCTCCTGCTGACCGATCGTGGAGAACGTCCGTTTCAGCCTGAGCTAGGGTGTGAGATTCGAAAGCTTCTCTTCAACCCTATAACCCCAGACCTGCTATTCACCATTAAGAGTATCATCGAAACGACTCTACGTCAATATGAACCAAGAGCCGATGTCCTAAGTGTCGATGTGACGTCTGCTATTGACGACAATGCTTTGCAGGTTACCATAGTCTTCAACGTCATAAATAGTGAAGACGATATCGTATTCACGACCATTCTAAAGAGAGTGCGCTGATGGCCTCGACCAAGAAATTCACCGAGCTAGACTTCAATCAGATCAAGACCAACCTCAAGGAATATCTGCGAGGTCAAGATCGGTTTAAGGACTACGACTTTGACGGGTCGAACATGTCGGTGTTGCTGGACATTCTAGCTTACAACACCTACCAGAACAACTTCTACACTAACATGGCCGTGTCCGAGATGTTCTTGGACAGCGCGCAGCTTCGCGACTCGGCTATCTCCCATGCTAAGGGCCTGGGGTATCTCCCGCGCTCGCGCAAGAGCGCCCGCGCGCTGGTAGACGTTCGCATAAAGGCTCCAAGCACTCTAGCATCGGTCACCATCCCGCGCAAGACCCGCTTCACCGCAGTCTGTGGAAATAAAGTGTACACCTTCTACTCCGATGAGACCGTGAGCGTGTCACCACTGAATGGCGTCTTCACGTACACGGCTCTTCCGATCTACGAAGGCCGATACATCACCGAACTGTTCGACGTCACCGAAGCGAACCAATCTTTCGAACTGAGCAACACCAACGTAGACGTAGACAGCATCAAAGTCTTCGTCCGCGAGACTGACGAAGCTGACTCCACCCGAACGGAGTACACCCGTAAGCAGAACCTGTTTGGTGTATCCACAGACGACTCCGTCTTCTACGTGGAAGCTTCGTTTGACGACAAGTACAAGGTAGAGTTCGGGCGCGACCGCTTTGGCTCTCAGCCACTCATCGGTAACGTCGTGGAGATTGAGTACCGCACCTGCTTGGCCGATGAGCCAAACGGAGCTACTGGCTTCGACCCAGCCACAAACATCAACGGCTACTCGGCCACAGTTATCAGCAACACCATCGCTGAGGGAGGGGCCGAGCGAGAGACCAAGGAGTCTATCCAGTTCTTCGCCCCAAAGGCGCTACAGATTCAGGAACGGGCCATCACCGAAGCTGACTATCGTATCTTGCTGAAGAACCGCTTCAGCGAGATCAACGCGGTCTCGGTTTATGGCGGGGAAGAGCTAGATCCTCCTCGTTACGGGCGCGTCGCGGTTGCGATAGACGTTGCTGGAACCGACAATATCAGCGCGACTCTCCAGAGCAAGTACACGTCTTTCCTGCGCGACGTCTCGCCGCTGTCCATCGAGCCGATTTTCGTAGCTCCACAGTACATGTACGTCCAGCTCAATACCAAAGTCTACTACAACCTGAACAAGTCGGCTCTGAGCACCACAGAGATTCGCACGAAGGCGCTAGACGCTATCGCCAACTATTCGATCAACTCCCTCTCGGACTTTGGTAAGACGTATCGCCAGTCCAAGCTGGTCGCAGCGATTGACGACGCCGATCCAGATATCGTTTCTAACGAGACTACCGCGCGCCTAGTCCTCGCGCAACAGCCTGTAGTCAACACCACGCGGAACTACGACCTCAAGTTCAACAACCCGATTTCTTCCTTGACCTCTTCGGCATTCGTGACAGCGGCTGGTAACACTGCGGTCTTGAAAGATGACGGCAACGGTATTGTCCAAGTCGTAAGATCAGGCACGGGTGAAACGGTCGTCTACGGTAACGTGGGAACGGTCGATTATCAATCTGGAGAAGTCGCCCTCATAAACTTCGGGGTGCAGTCTTATACTGGAACCGAATTGCAGATAATCGCAACTCCCGTTAACCTAGATGTGTCTTCTCCAAAGGACCGCATGGTTAGAATAAGGTCTACAGACGTCACTATATCGGTCCAAGGTGTAAGAGTCTAATGCAGCTTAACGACAGAATCGCATATCAGATTGCCAGCCAATTCCCCGCTCTATATCGAGAAGACGGGGCAGAACTGGTTGCGTTTGTCGAGGCGTATTACGAATACCTAGAAGAGACGAGACAGTACACCACGAAAGAAGCCCGAAATCTTCTCACGTATAAAGATATCGACACCACTCTAGATGAGTTCGTATCGCATTTCAAGGAGAAGTATCTCAAAGACTTTCCATACGTCGCGGCTTCGGATAATCGATTCATCATAAAGCACGTCGTGGATCTGTATCGTTCTCGCGGTACTGAGAAATCCCTGAAGCTATTGATGATCATGCTCTTTGGCGAAGAGAGCGACGTGTACTACCCGGCGCAGGACATATTCAAGCCATCGGACTCCCGTTACGTCATTCCGGCTTACATCGAAGTGTCCCGCACCAGTCGCAACGTAGGATTCCTTGGGAAGAAGATATATGGAGCCACGTCAGGAGCGTCAGCTACGGTAGACGGGTACGTCACTAAGCGAATCAATGGCATTCTCATAGACATCTTCTACCTGTCTAACGTGGCGGGAACCTTTGCCAAAGATGAGTATATCACGGACGACGGTAGTCTTCAAGACGCGCCATTCGTCTTGGGGTCTTTGGACAACGTCACTATCACCGAAGGCGGTCTCAGCTTCGAGATCGGCCAGCTTCTAGACGTCTCCTCTAGCACGGGTAGCCTCGCGAAAGTGCGAGTAGATTCGGTAGCCGACGCGACCGACCGCGTGGCGCTGACCGTCACCGATAATGGCTACGGGTATTCTCTGGACACCGACTACACGAAGGTCTACACTACAGACGGCACCAACGGTAAGATCATTCGCACGACCAGCACCTTCTCGGACTCCATACTTTATGACGTGAAGCAGTTCAACGTGTCGTACGAGGTTCCAGGCTTAGCCAACACTAGCGTCGGGGACATAATCTGGTGTACGGCGAATACGTCTTCCACAGATATCGTAGATCCTCTTCGCAAAGGGGTCGTCTCTAACGTATCTGGAAATACCGTGACCGTGTCTTGGGACGCTTCGGCGATCTCGGACGTGGCTGGCAGCTATGGCATCGACGACTATGTCACGCCAGCAGATTTCGAGGCTCTGTACGTACCGAGCCAAGCGGAGCTAGACTCCTACGCCGTTGCCAATCCGGGAAGTCTGTACGCTATCGCTAACACTGGACAGTCTGCGGTCGGCCCAGAAGATGTGACATCTGCAAACACCTCTAATGAAGTAGCTCACGCGTTCGTGATCGGCGCGCGAAGTGCTTCTCTTGGAATCTACTACTACGACACGTCTAACTCGAACTTCTTGGAAACTAGCGCTGGCGCTGATACCCAGCTAGTGATAATCAGCCCTACCAGAGAATCCATAACGTACACCAACTTGGCTACCATCGAGAGCGGATCGGGGTTCACCTTCAGTCTGCCGACGGCTAACACCGAGCTGCGAAACACCGAAGAAGTCTCGCGTAACACGGATCTGATAACAGACTATCTGAGCCAGCCGCTGAACAGCCCCGACTACGGCTTCCCTCCTTCTGGCGCGGAGACGATCACGACCGAGATAGGTGACGCGCTGTCCTATGAGTCGTTCACGATTGGACAACTCTTGTCGATAACCGGGTTCAACCCTGGATCTGGCTACACGTCGGACCAGTTCGCCCTCATTCACACTCCTCGAATTTTCTCGTCGGCGAAGCCAGACGTCAACGTGACTCTGGCACTAGACAACCTAGTCGCGTTGGTGGTCGGGGACGAGGTAGTCATCTCTGGCGGAAGCAAAGACGGCGCCGTTGGGGTAGTCAAGTCCTTCTCGTTCACCTCTCCTTTGGTGGTGAACATCGCTCTGCGCCTCAACACCTTCAACGATGAGTTCGAGGTCGGAGACAACATCTTCATTCAAGACCCAGATACCATGACTTCGAAGGTTACGGGTTCGGTAACGAGTGTTACTGGAGCGCCAGTCACTACGCTTCAGGATTACATGGGTCTTAACTTCAAAGTCCGCGCCGCAGTTAACGCAGCGGGTGGTGTTGTGACCAATGTGACGGTTCTACAATCCGGGTTCGGCTACCTTGATGGGCAAGACCTCACGCTGACTAGCGACCTCTCGGACTTCGTGATCACCGGGAGCGCATCTGCTAAGACTCAAGGCAAGTCTCTGGGTTACTACCTGACCACTACATCTCACTTGGATGGAACCTCTCGAATCCGAGACCGTCGATTCTACCAAGAGTTCTCTTATCAGGTAAGATGTGGATTGTCGATAGATAAATATCGAAAAGTCGTGAAAGACACTATTCACATTGCGGGAACGGAGCTATTTGGTGAAGTCCAGAAAGCCTCAATCCACTCTAAAGAACTCCAGGGAGTAGAGACTTCCATCGAAGTCCTATAAGTAGACAGGTAACATGCGAACATTCACCAACGAATTAGACGTCGCGATAGCTACTCAGTTTCGAGATAGCCTTCTGACAGCTTCTGGAAACGAGCACTTTGTATTTGCAGCTAAGAGCGAAGACTTTTCGTCCAATACGGTGCCGACTCCCGGGAAATCTCTTCAGGAATCGTTCTACACCATCTCTCGGGAGATTCTGTTCGGGCGCAAAGTCTCGGATAGCGACGTCTCCCTCATGGTTCGAAAGCACGACTGGACGTCTGGTACAGTGTACGCGCAGTACGACCACGAAGACAACGACCTGAACACCAAGAACTTCTTCGTCGTCACGTTCGAGGGTCCGAACTACTACATCTGGAAATGCCTGAGCAACAATAACGGAGCCGCTTCGACCGACAAACCGCTATTCGCGGAGACCGCTTTCGATGATGACCACTACGTCTTAGCTGATGGCTATCACTGGAAAGCGATGTGCTCTATTGAGCGAACCCAGTTTGAGAAGTTCGAAACGGCTAGCTACGCTCCTCTGATTCACGACGCCAATACCTCTTCGGAACCATTCGCCGTTGCTGGCGCCATCGAAGACATATTCGTAGAATCTTCTGGTTCTGGATATGCCAGCTATGCTTATGGCTCTATCGCTCGAATTGGTGTCGATTCTGATTCCAAGAAGATTGCTATTCAGACCGAAGAGCGGAAGAATATCCTAGACGTTGGTGTGTCTATTGAGACCTCGCAATTCGCAGTTGGCGATACTGTGGTGGTATATGAGTTCGCTAGCGGAGTTTCTTCCAACACGATATACGAGACTATCGCAACCGCTAATAGCGCTCTATACCAAGAAGTCGGTACCGTTTATTCGACCGACGGCGCAAGGGTAATGATCGATAGCGCCGCCGATTACTACCTGACTAATGGTTGGTTTGGTTCTAGCGCCAATACGTTCGTGCTGTCTACCAAGCCAACGACTTCGTTCACGGCGAACCTGAACGCGCTGGAACAGGGCATCCAGAACGCTATCGCTGGAGACTCTACAGCGGTCGCGCTATTCATCACTACTGAAATCAGCGGGCGTCCTCTCGCGGATCTGACCAATGATGGAAACGTGAACTCTGCTGACCTCACTGGCATTCGCGACTACATCGCAGACAGCACGACTTACGCGACCTACATCGAGGGGACGCTTCTTCCGTACATCATGGATAACAGCGACACCTACTACCAGTACCTCTTGGCTGGTGGAATCGCGACCAGCATACAGACGATCCTCGCTCCTAACCTATCAGCGAACACCAACTTCTACACGGGCTCGACTCTGTTCGTTCGAGAGGGAACTGGACGCGGGCAAGCTAAGAAGATCACGGCTTACAACATCGTCGGCAGCGAGCATGTCGTTACGCTAGAGAGCGCTTTCAGCACCACGCTAGACTCTACCTCTCGCTTCGAGATTCTACCTACCGTGGACATCACTGGAGACGGTACCGGGGCCGTAGCCATAGCTAACATCAATCCTGGAAACAACGGCATTCGAGACATCGAAATCGTGAACCCAGGATCCGGGTATTCCTATGCTAACGTCGCAATCACGGGAAACACTGGTATCATAGACCTGAACACCGACACGGTAATCCAAGCCAACACTGCGGTCGCGCGCGCAATCATCTCACCGCCAGGTGGGCATGGCGCGGATCTGGAGAACGAACTGTTCGCTGACAAGGTGGGCATCTCGGTAGACTTCAATGGTGACCTGCCAACCGAAGGCGAGTACTACCGCTTTGGCTTGATTCGCAACCCGTCGATGGCTAACACGGAGGTCTTTGACGCGCGCCTAGCTCTAGAGGTGAGCGCACCAACGACCAGCTTCGTTGTCGGAGAAACGATAACGCAGGGAACCACAACGGCTGTGGTTCATCAATACGCAAATAACACGATATACGCTACCGAGGTACGAGGAGACTTCTCTACTGGAAGTCTGGTAACTGGTTCTACAAGCGGTGCAACCTCTACTATAAATACAATCACGCAAGGTGACTATACCGTGAATACAGGGCAGATACTATTCGTAGAGAATATGTCAGGTATCACTAGACAGGTAGATCAAACTGAGCGCCTGAAAATCGTTGTTGAATTTTAAGGGAAAACGATGAGCCTTAACACCAATTTCAACGCGGATCCCTACTGGGACGATTTCGCGAATAACGGCGACAACTTAACCGCCGAAGAAAAGAATTACCACCGCGTTCTGTTCAAGCCAAGCACGGCTGTCCAAGCGCGGGAACTGAACCAGCTTCAAGCGATTCTCCAGAATCAGATTGAGCGATTCGGTAACAACATCATCAAAGAAGGATCCATCGTAACTGGCGGTAACTTCGTTGAAGTGAACCCATTCCCTTACGTGAAGATCCTGGACAACGCGGAAAACTCGGGTGGTACTACTGTTCAAGCTACGCCACTAACCTACGTAGGCGCGAAAGCAGTTGGTCGAACCACTGGGATTGAGGCCATCGTCGTCTTTGCTACGAACGGCTTCGAGACCCAGGAAGAGAAGAACACTCTTTACGTCAAGTACATCAACAACGCCCAGTCTGGTTCCGTCAACGTCGGTACCTTCTCGACGACCGAAGAACTAGACATCTTCGAGTTCAACACGGTAACGTCTCAGTACGACATCCTAGTTCACCGCGTAACGGTAGCTGGTTCACAGTCGGCTGGGGACACTTACCCTGCAGTCGGTAATGGCTATGGCGTTCGCTGCGGTGATGGCTTGATCTACCAGAAGGGCCACTTCATTCGTTTCGAAGACGGTCTCACCATAGTCTCCAAGTACACGACTACTCCAACGGACGTAGTCGTCGGCTTCCGAACCGCCGAAGCGCTCATCAACTCTAACCAAGATCCAGACCTGCTCGACAACGCCGAGGGTTCTCCAAACGAGAACGCGCCTGGTGCTGATCGTCTAAAGCTGACCCCTGCGTTGGTAGTTCTGACTAAAGCAGAGGCTCAGGCTGACGAGACGTTCTTCGCTATTCAGGAGTACCAGGGTGGTCGCGTCATTCGACGTCGCCTGACCACGCAGTACAATGCCATCGAAAAGATGATTGAGAAGCGTACCTACGAGGAGTCGGGAAACTACACCGTCAACGACTTCGGTGTAAAGGTGATACAGAACACCGCTAACACCTCCCTCCTAGACGTCACCATTTCGCCTGGTGTAGCTTACGTCGAAGGTAAGCGAGTCGAGTTGGTCAACAACTTGGTCCTCAACATACCAGACGCCGACACCTTCGACACTGAAGATGCTCAGGACGTCGTGGCTAACTTCGGCCACTATGTCGTAGTCTCGTCTGCTTCGACGCTGTCTTTCGACTTCTCCCTCTTCGCTAAAGCTAACTTGCGCGACGGTTCGAACAACGTCATCGGTTCTTGCCGAGTTCGCAGCATCACCAAGCAAGCGGACGGCAACTTCCGTCTCTACATCTTCGAGATTGAGCTAGCTTCGGGTAAGCGATTCCAAGACGTTCGTTCAATCTACAATGGCGCCGACGAGAACGCTACGCTAGTCCTAGAGAACGGCGTACCTGTGCTCAAAGACGCTTCGTTCAAGAAAGCCCTGTACCCAATCGGGCGCGGGTTCATCAAGACCATCAACGGCGGGGACACCGACTTTGTCCACCGGGACAAGAGCACGATCTCGGCTCCTGTCGCCAACACAGCTACTCTGACTCTAACTGGTGAAACGTTCCCGTACTCGGATGGAGTTCTTAACTCGGACCAAGAGCGAGACTTCATCGTCATCGACGAGGACGCTGGAGGTGGTGCGGTCATCGACATCTCTTCGGTAACCATCTCTAGTGGCGCTACGGTCGCGTCCATCGAGCTAGCTTCGGTTCCAACTGGTACGCAAATCTCCATCTACCACAAGGCGAAGATTTCAGCTTCCAGCACCAGAACTAAGGAGCTTGGAACCTACTACGTCATCCACGACACCGATACTTCTCCAGACGGTCCATGGACCCTCGGCGTTCCAGACGCGTTCTCTCTAGAGTCGGTAACGGTTGGTAGCAACGGGGACTACACCACTGGCTACACAGACGTCACGACCAACTTCACGCTACACAACAACCAGAAATGCACTCACTACGGCTTGTCGTATGTGACCGCTAGCCGTAGCTACACGCCACCAGCTGGCAACTACCTGGTCTTCAAGTTCAAGGCATTCCGAGAGACTGGATCCGCGTCGACCTTCTTCTGCGTCAACAGCTACCCAGTAGATGATGTGACGGTACCGCTTCCAGCGAACAAGATTCGCACCGAGCAGATCCCAGTTCATATCTGCGAAGATGGTCAGGTCGCTTACCTGAGAGACGCTATCGACTTCCGTCCTCACGCGGCTAACACTGCGGCTTACGCGACCAGCGTAGGATCGGCTACTGTGGATCCTGGGACCACGCTGTCGTTCTCTTCGTTGATCAAGTTTCCTGCGCCTAACGAGTCGATTGAAGTATCCTACGACTACTACCTGGGACGCAACGACCGTCTGTTCATCGATGAGTATGGAAACTTCGTCATCGCTCAGGGAGAACCTGCTGACGTTCCTGGCATTCCATCGACCCCAACCAAGGGTATGATTCTTGCGGACATCTCCGTTCCGCCATTCCCTTCGCTATCCTCGGTAGCAGCGAACCGCGCAGGTAAGCCAGACTACGGTGTCTCGGTTTCTCTAGAAAACAACCGTCGCTACACCATGCGCGACATCGGGCGATTCGACACCCGTATTCGCAACCTGGAGTACTACACCTCTCTGAACCTGCTGGAGAAAGACACTAAGGATCTCTTGATCACCGACTTGGCTGGTCAGGATCGTTTCAAGAACGGCATCCTTGTAGACAACTTCACGAACTTGGCTATCGCAGAGGTCACGAACCCAGAGTTCAACGCGGCGCTCGACCCAAGCTATCAGGAGTTGACTCCAAAGTTCCGAGCTTACTACCTAGACCTCAAAACGAAGAGCCTGACTTCGGGCTTGGTCGACCACGGCGACACGATAACTTTCGCCAAGACCGACGTCGAGGTTCTAGACCAGCCTTACGCTACTTCGGTTCGTAGCTGCACGACCGACTTCTACAAGTACGCAGGCGCTATGCAGTTGGTGCCCGAGTACGACTCGGCCCCAGACATCACAGTAGCACCAGACGTCAACTTTGGTCTAGACCTAACTGGCACGTTCACCGACTTCACCGAAGCGCTTAACGAGTTCGTTCCTCTCCAGCGCACGGAAGTAACGACTGCGGGCACTACGACTACGACGACGGTCACGTCTCTAGCTCAGGGATCTCAAGTACTGACCAACAGTCTCGGCGACTTCGTAACGGACGTTCGCTTTGACCCGTTCATGCGTTCGCGTGAGATTCAGATTTCGGCGACTGGTCTGCGTCCAAGCACCCGGTTCTACTTCTTCTTCGATGGCAAGGACGTCAACGCTCACATCGCAGCAGGAACCCTGGTATCTGGCGAAGTTTCTAAGTCCAGCGACTACGGTGCTGTGGTGACATCAAACTCTGAGGGTGCGCTATACGCGGTCTTCAAGATTCCAGCCGAGACGTTCAACGTCGGGGAAAGACTGCTGGAAATCTTCGACGTTCCACAGTACTCCTCGAAGTCGGCCGCGACTTCCTACGCGTCTCGTTCGTACAACGCTTTCAACTTCTCGTACACCAGAACTGGTCTACAGACTTCGACTCGCGTCCCAACGTTCGACATCGCCCAGGACACTCAAACGGTTAGCCAGCCTGCTGCCGCAGCGCCTGCTGGCGGTGGGGGTTCGGACCCAATCGCCCAAACGTTCATCATCGACCGAGAAGAGTCTAACGACACCTCAGTCATGATTACTAAGGTCGACCTGTACTTCTCCAGCAAGTCTAACGTCAACAACGGCGTTAACGTGATCCTCGTGGAGACCGTCAATGGTTACCCATCGGGTAAGACGGTACCGTTCTCGCGTAAGCATCTGAGCGCCTCGGAAGTTAATGCTTCTTCGTCTAGCCTCATCGCAACCGAAGTAGTCTTTGACAGCCCAGTGACCTTGAAGACCGAGACCGAGTATGCTATCGTAGTCATCCCTGAGGCTAACGATCCAGACTATCGTGTCTGGATCGCGCGCACGGGAGAGGTAGATATCTCGACTGGTACCAGCATCACCCAAGACACGAACGCAGGTGTCCTGTTCACTTCTACGAACGGCAAAGCTTGGTCGCCATACCAGGCTGAGAACCTGACATTCACTCTGTATCGGGCTAACTACACCACGTACAGTGGTACCGCTACGCTGACGAACCGCGATAACGAGTTCCTCTCGGTATCGGACTTCGTTGGTTCCTTCGACAACGACGAACAGGTCTACATCGATGGGTCGGCTTCTTACCTCAGCGGGACGATCTCTGCGGTAGCTGGAAACACCTCAATCGTAGGTTCTTCCACAGCCTTCGAGTCGGAGCTAAACGTTGGAGACTGGATCGTCTACACCTCTTCTTCAGGCAAGAAGAGAATGGCGAAGGTCGCGAACATCGTCAGCGACACCTCTTTGGTAGCAACCGTACCTCAGATCGAATCGACATCTACGGCTTCGCAGTTCTACACGACGCTTACCGGGCGCGTGTCGTACTTCAATCCAAGAGACCCAGCGATTCTGGTAGTGAATGACTCCACTGCAAGTGCGAGCAAGTACTATGAGGCCAACACCACAATCGTTGGCCTAGACAGTGAAGCTACTGCTACGATCACTGCGGTCACCGACCAAGTCGTCAGCTACATCCAGCCAAACCTGACCAGAGCGAACTTCACCAGAACTTCGACTAAGCCACTGGTCTCCATCGAGGGAACTTCGTACAATATCAAGTTCAACGACTCTACGTATTTTACTGCTTCGCCAGTATATGTCAAGAGCCGCACGAACGAAATTCTAGATGATGGCGGTACCAAGTCGTTCGAGGTAAACATCCAGATGGCTATTGAGCCTGATGGTACCCTAGCTGCGACATCGCCAATGATCGACCACAAGGCGTCTAACATCGTCGTCTATGAGTACCTAGTCAACAACCCATCGCCAACGTTCGAATACACGAACGACGGAGACGCGACTTCTAAGTACATCTCGAAGTCGGTTCTTCTCAGCGACGGGCTAGATGCTCTGGACTTGCGAGTTCTAGTTGGTGCGTTCCGTCCAAGTGGTGGAGACATCGAGGTCTACGGTAAGTTCCAGTCTGCGTTCGACGTTCGAGCCTTCAACGACATCGAATGGACCAAGCTGACTATCAAACCTGAGACCAACCTGTTCTCTAACCCAACGAACCGGTTCGATTACCGCGAGCTAGAGTACAACATACCTCGTGTCGATTATCTCGGCGCGACCCCTTCTCAGGGTGCGTATATTCCATCGGGTGAAGACCAGATATACTATACCGATGAAACTGGAGCCATCTACCGAGACTTCAAGAAGTTCGCGATCAAGATCGTCTTCTTGAGTAGCACAACAGGCAGATCCGCAAGACTCAAAGACATGAGGGCAATAGCAGTCACATGACCCTAGTTAACACCGAGATCGACCAGTATAGCCGAGATACTAAAAACATGGCGCTGCTCAATAAGAATAGGGCAGCGCTACAAGCCAGAAAGACTATCATGCTTCAGGAGAAGCGTATAAATACAATCGAGGAAAAGGTAGATTCTATCGAAGCCAAATTGGACGAGATAGTAGCATTGCTCGGAAAGATGGTTAACTAATGGCAGACAATACCTACACAGCTAAGCTTCTAGTCAAGACTGGAGTCGTTACCAGCACATTTGAAGACTGGGTCGACCTGACTAACGACATCGCCTCGGATATGGCGTCCACCGTCGTAACGGTTGGCAGCACGACCGGAAACGTAGCCGTGGTTGGAGCCGTCTCCGCTAACACGATCAATGTGGACACCATCGCCGGATGGACAGATGGTACGGTAGAAGTCACCGCTAACGTAGAGTTCACGGGCGCCTCTGTGACTCTCCCTGCGGTCTCTATGGACAGCCTAGACCCAACTGGCGCTGCGCTGGCCATCGGCGGAGACGTAGACGTACAGGGTGAACTGACCGCCAACGTCGCGTCTTTTGACGCTCTGAGCGTTCTGGGTAGCTTCTCAGCAGGAACCCTGACCACTGGCGGCAACGCTGTCTTCCACGATGGGTATCATCCAAACGCTGACACACTGACCACGGCTAGAACCATCTCCTTAGATGGAGACGTTTCCGGCTCAGCGGCTTTCGATGGATCTTCTAACATCACGATCACGGCGACGGTTGCCGATGACAGCCACGCGCACGTTATCAGCAACGTAGACGGACTTCAAACCGCGCTAGACGGCAAAGCGGCTCTTGCGGGATCTGGTTCTCAAGCTTTCTCTGCGTCCACGTTAAACGCGACGACTGTATACTTGGGCAACTGGGCCATAACAGAGAGTGGAGGAGTTCTGTACTTTGTCTCTAATAACGTCAACAAGATGAAGCTCGACGCTTCTGGTAACCTTACTGTAGTCGGGAACATCGTTGCTTACGGGTCCGTATAATGCCACTACAGTCATCCGGCCCAATAGCTTTTTCTCAGATCCAGACCGAGTTTGGTGGGTCTAATCCTATTGCTCTGAGTGAGTATTATCGTGGTGGAGGGCTTGTCACTCCCAATAACTTAAATATTCCAACTTCTGGTTCTATAGCGCTAAGTCAGTTCTACGGAGGCGCCAAACTCTTCGAGTACACCATAACCGGCCACGTTCAAAACCTAGAAGTCCGTAGCTATCTCGCTGCTAGGGGCTGGGACGGTGTAGCGCCAATCGCTCTTACTATTAACCCGGGGGTCTACATATGGTCATCTTCGACCAGCATTGCTGGGTTGCGAACTGGATACTTACCCAACGGCATCACGATCTACAACTATGGCAACATCATGGGTCGAGGTGGTGATGGTGCAGGCATCTCTTACGGTGGAATGCCGGGCAATCCAGGCGGCACAGGTCTAGAACTCCAATCTACTTCTGCGACAATATACAATAACGGCAACATTGGCGGCGGTGGTGGCGGTGGTGGTGGCATGGCGCAGACCGAAACATGGGGAGGCGGTGGTGGTGGCGCTGGCGGTGGCAATGGTGGCGCTGGTTACACCCCAAGATATGGGGTCTCTCAGCCCGGTGGTGCTGGAGGCGGCATTGGTGGAGCTGGTGGGAACGGTGTTTCATACGGGTACCCTGCACCAACTGGAGGGACTGCTGGCGGCGGCGGCGGTGGCTGGATCGTCGATGGCCTTGGCAAAGAACAAGATGGCTGGTCCTCGGGCGCAGGCGGCGGGCGCGTCTTCCCGGGTGTCGGTGGTGCTGGCGCTGGCGACCGCGGTGGTGCAGGTGGCTCTGGTTATTTTGGTGGTGGAAACGCTAACGGCTCCCTCGGAGCAGGCGGTGGTGGCGGCTGGGGCGCTGCGGGTGGAGCCTCTGCTTGGGCTCCTGGTGGTGCCGGAGGCCCTGCGATCAGGAAAAATGGAAACACTCTATTTTTCTCTAACGGCCCAACTGGTGGGGTTTGGGGTAGTATAGTCTGATTGTAATGTATCAGAACGCATGAATCATGGGAGAATAACCATATGTTGATATATCCAGAAGACGTAAAAGAAAATAATTTTTGTGCTGAATCATATCGTTGGTTTTTGAAAAAATACAATGGCGGTCCAGTTGAGTTTGAAACTCTTCGTGAAGACTTGATTGCGCTCGGAGATTCTGTTGATTGGATACGGTGGGTTCATGAATCTAAGATTATTGAGAATTTTGAATACCTCTCAAAGAGGGCAACTACTTCTGAACCATTAGAACAGTTCTTTTTTGGAGATGGTCCAGAACTTTACTCTACTGTGGAAGAAGCTAAAACTGAAAGAGAACTTTTCGTAGAGAACCTGATCCATGGAATCGACGTGCGTTTCAACGTGGCAGGATATAAATTGGTGTCGGGCGATGCCTATGAGATTCTGGACGTGGATCGGTCGAAAGAATATCCCAAGGCGGATTATTACCGAGTGGTCGACCGTAACGCGCAAGAGTATATCGTCTACAGCCAAGAAGAAGCCGAAGAACTGATAGAGAACTTGAACCAGCGAGACTTCGACGAGGTGTACAAGAACTTCCCGATTCGTCAGAACTACCTATTTGACGGTAAGTATAAAGCCTCTACCCCAGTGGAGTAATTCACGTGGCTCAAGTGCGAGCTACGCGACAATAAATAGACGTAACGGAGGGGATTCATGGCGATAAAATCTAACATCGTAATCGACCAAGGGTCGACGTTTAGCGTCGCTATAGACTTGCGGAATAACGATAACAGCGGGCCCTTTGACCTCACTGGTTACAATATTTTCGCTCAGATGCGAAAGTCTTATTACTCTTCACAGAAAGTTGATTTTACATGTACTCATAACGGGTCGGGTGGACAGGTTATGGTAGCTCTTACATCGACGCAAACGGAAGCTATAACTCCTGGACGTTATCTCTACGACGTGGAAATCGTATCACCAACTAACGTAATAACTAGGGTGGTCGAGGGAATAGCCACGGTAACACCTGGGATAACGAGGGTCTAACGGTGCCCAATGATGTCGTAAACCCAAAGCCAATCGTAGCGAGTGTTAGCGATGGGCAGCCAAACTTTACCGTCGCTACGGTCATGCGTAGCGGGGCGCAGTTTCTTAACCAGATAGCGGACGTTTTCGTAGAGAACCCAGTATCTGGTGCCGTTCTAACTTGGAACGCCAATACCTCACTTTGGGTCGCTACTAACGCAATAGAGTCAATCCAGCTGTCAGTGGATGACATCACCATTGACGGCTCTACCATCTCGGCGACTTCGGATCTGATTCTGAGCCCAGGCGGAGTCTTAGACGTCAGCGACGTTCGCATCACGAATCTAGGCGCGCCAACTGCCAACACGGACGCTGCTACTAAGCAATACGTAGATGATACCGCTGCGGCAGCGCAATCCAATGCGATAAACGCTTTCCTCCCAGGAGAGGGCATCGATATCATCGACAACGGTGACGGCACTCGTACAGTCTCTGGAGAAGACGCTTCAAGCACCAATAAGGGAGTGGCCAGCTTCGATTCTTCTAACTTCACAGTTTCTGCTGGTGCCGTTTCGATATTTACTATCGATGGCGGGTCCTACTAAATACTCCTAGTTGCAGGGTATATACCCGAGGTATAGGCTATTCTTAGCCACAATAGGAGTTGCATATGTCAACAATCAAGCTCAAGCGTAGTGCCGTTCCAGGAAAAGTTCCAGCGACTTCGGCGCTAGAACTAGGTGAGATTGCCATCAACACGTATGACGGCAATATCTACATCAAGAAGAACGACGGTACCGAGTCTATCGTAGTCTTCACCACGAACGCTCCCTCGGAGATTCTGGAAAAACTCCTCACGGTAGACGGCGCTGGTTCTGGGCTAGATGCTGACTTCCTAGATGGTGAGTCTGGTGCTTACTACCTCGACTGGACGAACGTCACCAACAAGCCTGATCCTAACCTGACAGTCTCTTTGACTGGAGACGTCTCTGGTACCGCGAACGCGACTTTCACGGATCTGGCTAACGCGTCGATAACGATCACCGCGACGATTGCCGACAACAGCCACAACCACGTGGCCAACAACATCACCGACTTCACCGATGCAGTCACCAACATCGTCACGAAATCTTTTGTTGACGGTCTAAACGTCGATGCGGACACACTCGACGGTCAAGACAGCACCTACTACCTCGACTGGACCAACACGACCAATAAACCAGACCCGAACATCCAAGTGACTTTGTCTGGTGACGTATCTGGTACTGCTAATACCACGCTGACCGACTTAGCTAACGGGGTCATCTCCGTGGTCACCACAGTCGCAGACAATAGCCACAACCACGTGGCCAACAACATCACCGACTTCACAGACGCAGTAACAGACATTGTCACCAAGACGTTCGTCGATGGTCTAAACGTCGATGCGGATACGTTGGACGGGCAGGATAGCACCTACTATCTTGACTGGACTAATACGACCAACAAGCCAGATCCCAACATTGTCGTGTCTCTGTCGGGAGATGTTTCGGGTACGGCGAACACCACGCTGACCGACTTGGCTAATGGTACGATCTCTATCACGACCACCGTAGCGGATAACAGCCACAACCACGTCTCTGCCAACATCACGGACTTCACCAGCACGGTCACGGGAATCGTTACCAAGACCTACGTGGATGGTTTGAACGTAGACGCCGACACTCTAGATGGGCAGGATAGCACCTACTACCTTGACTGGACGAACGTCACCAACAAGCCTGACCCGAACATCCAAGTAACTTTGTCTGGTGACGTATCTGGTACTGCGAACGCGACTTTCACCGACTTGGCTAATGGTACGATCTCGGTAGTCACTACGGTCGCGGATAACAGTCACAACCACACGGCGTCGAATATCACTGATTTCAACTCGGCGGTAACAGGTATCGTTACTAAGACTTACGTGGATGGCTTGAATGTAGACGCTGACACGCTAGATGGTCAAGACGGTTCTTACTACCTCGACTGGACCAACACGACCAACAAGCCGGATCCAAACATCCAAGTGACTTTGTCGGGAGACGTTTCTGGTACTGCTAATACCACGCTGACAGACTTGGCTAACGGATCCATATCTATCACGACTACGGTCGCTGACAACAGCCACAACCACGTCGCTTCCAACATCACGGATTTCAACTCGGCTGTAACAGGTATCGTCACTAAGACCTACGTGGATGGACTAAACGTAGACTCGGACACGTTGGACGGACAGCAAGGATCCTACTACCTTGACTGGACTAACACGACCAACAAACCAGATCCGAGCATAACGGTTGTTCTGACTGGGGACGTCTCTGGTACAGCTAACACCACTTTGACGGACCTGTCAAGCGGTACGATCTCGGTAACTACAACCGTCGCAGACGATAGCCACAACCACATCATCGCTAACGTAGACGGTTTGCAGGATGCTCTTGATGGCAAGTTGCCTATTGGCGCTAAAGCCGTAGACTCCGAACTGCTGGATGGTCTAGATAGTAGCCAGTTCCTGCGAAGCGATGTGGCAGACATCGCCTCTGCGAACGTTACGTTCACCAACTCGAGGGCCCGATTCTACGACACAACGTCCGCGATCAACGCTTGGGAACTCTACCAGAACTCCAACGGGAAACTCTCGTTTACGGTAGCTGGTACTCTGGGCGCAGAGATGGAGTTGACTACGGACGGTGTAGACTACACTAATACAACTTTGACTGTTGGTGGAAATCGAGTTCTGACCGTAGCCGACGAGGGTGCTGGTAACGGACTAGATTCTGACACTCTCGATGGCCAGCAAGGGTCCTACTACCTAGACTGGACCAACACGACCAACAAACCTGATCCCAACATTGTCGTGTCTCTGTCTGGAGACGTCACTGGTACTGCTAATACGACCCTGACCAACCTCGCGAACGGTTCTATCTCTATCACGACCGCTGTAGCCGAGTTGGACGATAAAGTCAACCTTGCTGGCGATACGATGACTGGGTTCCTCACCCTGCATGCGGATCCAACTCAAGGGCTACACGCAGCTACGAAGAACTATGTTGACGAGGTAGCAACTGGTCTACAAGTCAAGGGTTCGGTCGAAGCGGCGACGACTGGTAACTTGTCTGGTACCTACGACAACGGAACTAGCGGCGTTGGAGCTACGCTGACCCTGGCAGCCTCAGCGACTCTGGACATCGACGGTTGGACGTCTTGGTCTCAGTACGATGGCATCTTGGTCAAGGATCAGACGAACCCTGAAGAGAACGGACGCTACTACGTTTCTACTGTAGGCGATTCCGGGACCAACTGGGTCTTGACCCGCTGTGGAGTCTGTGACGAGCCAGAAGAAATCATCGGCGCGTTCGTGTTCGTATCTCACGGCAACACCTACGAATCGACTGGATGGGCAGCAACGGTTCAGAACGCGGACACGTTTACGGTTGGCACCGATGCGATCAATTGGACGCAGTTCTCTGGTGCTGGTACCTATCTCGCGGGTACCGACCTCACGCTGGTCGGTACTACGTTCAACCTGAACTCAACCATCGCAGCTAACACCACCGGCAACGCCGCGACCGCGACTGCGCTACAGACCTCCAGAACCATATCTTTGTCTGGAGACGTCTCTGGCTCGGCTTCTTTCGACGGTACATCTAACGCCAACATCACGGTGACTGTAGCAGATAACAGCCACAACCACACGGCGTCGAACATCACGGATTTCAACTCGGCCGTGACCGGAATCGTCACTAAGACCTACGTCGATGGGCTAAACGTCGATGCAGACACGCTGGACGGTCAAGACGGATCGTACTATCTTAACTGGGCGAACGTCACCAACAAGCCAGACCCTAACATTCAGGTAACCCTGACTGGCGACGTCTCTGGTACAGCGAATACGACCCTAACGGATCTCGCGAACGGGTCTATCTCCATCACGACTACTGTAGCCGATGACAGCCACAACCACGTTATCTCTAACGTGGACGGTTTGCAGACGGCGCTAGACAGCAAGTTGAACCTGACTGGTGGAACGGTGACCGGAGACATCACTCTGGACAACGCTGCGGACCTAGTCTTCCGCGATACGAATGGTACGTTCCCAACTACGGCTGGTTCGTTCTTCTGGGATCTAAACAACGACGAAGCTCGAATCTACGCTACGCAGCCAGCTACCGATGAAATCGACTTCGTCTTCAAGATAAGTGACAACGCAGGTCCTACGGATCGATTCGTCTTCTGGATCGATGACTTTCGCGGTCCACTCGAAGACAAGTACCCAGCACACTTCGATGGGCAAGCTCAGTACCTCAGCGTACCGGTAGACGGATCCGGAAACAAGGACCTCTCAAACGCCCGCTTGCGCGTACCGTTCTCTGGTGACGTGCAGATCGATGGTTATCGTGTATGGCACATGGGCAACGACGGTGGCGGGTCTGGTCTAGATGCGGACACCCTAGACGGCCAGCAAGGGACCTACTACCTCGATTGGACTAACACGACCAACAAGCCTGATCCTACGATTACCCTCGCAGGAGACTTGACTGGTAGCGTCACACTGACGGATCTGGCTAACGGCACTTTGACCGCGACTGTGGTCGATGACAGCCACAACCATATCATCGCCAACGTAGATGGCTTGCAGGACGCGCTGGACGGGAAGTCTAATACGGGACACACCCACACATCTTCGGACATCACGGACTTCTCTAGCACAGTTACGGGGATTGTCACCAAGACCTACGTAGACGGTCTAAACGTTGACGCCGACACGCTGGACGGTCAAGACGGTTCTTACTACCTCGACTGGACGAACGTCACCAACAAGCCAGACCCAAATATCGTCGTTTCTCTATCCGGAGATGTATCAGGCTCTGCTAACACGACCCTAACGGACTTGGCTAACGGGTCTATCTCCATCACAACAACGGTTGCGGATAACAGCCACAACCACACGGCGTCAAACATCACTGACTTCTCTAGCGCAGTTACCGGGATCGTCACTAAGACCTACGTAGATGGGCTAAATGTCGATGCGGACACGCTAGACGGACAAGACGGCTCGTACTACCTTGACTGGACCAACACGACTAACAAGCCTGATCCGAATATTGTTGTATCTCTATCCGGTGACGTGTCTGGTACAGCTAACACGACCCTAACGGATCTCGCGAACGGGTCCATATCTATCACGACTACCGTAGCGGATAACAGCCACAATCATACAGCTTCGAACATCACGGACTTCTCTAGCGCCGTTACCGGGGTCGTCACCAAGTCCTACGTAGATGGTTTGAACGTAGACGCCGATACTCTAGATGGAATGGACTCGACAGACTTCGTGGCTACCGTTGGAGACACGTTGACTGGCGCGCTCAACTTCACGGTGGGCACAACCGGAGACGTCCTGACTGTAGATGGTAAGAGCGCCTTCAAGAAAGTCTCTCTGAACGGTGGCCTGAGAGTTGGAACTGACGACACTCTGATCCTTGGTGCTGGTGAAGCTGGCGCAGCGATGGAAAGCAACTTGTCGCTGACTGACGAAGTCGTAGCTATAGGGGGTGAGTTCGGGGTCAAGTTCATCACTTTCCCGAACAACGACACGAATTGGTCCAACCGTAAAGAAATCAACATCGATCCCGACGGTGTCTTCCTGACTCAGGAAAAGATCGTCGTCAACACCAACGCTGCGATAGACTCGTCGGCCCAGACGATTGCAACCACAACGGAATCCGTGGTCTGCACCTTCGACGCAACTGCTTATGGAAGCGGGAAGATCGTAATCCAGGCTAAGGACTCTGTTTCTGGAGAGGTTCAAGTATCCGAGCTGCTAGTCGTTCATGATGGTACGACTGCTTCGGCTACCGAGTACGGCACGATTCATACTGGAGCTTCCCCGCTTGCCAGCTACGATGTAGATATCAGCGGTGGAGAAGTTCGAATCAAGGCGACTAGCGCTTCTTCGAACAGCACCACATTCAAGGCTTCTAAGACCTTGATCGCGGCGTGAAGGTCTTGAGTCTAATAAATAGAACGACAGCCAAAAGGGGAGAGTGAACCTTGGCAAACGATAAACGCTTTGTAGTCAAGAACGGCTTGACGGCCCAAAACGTCCAGTTTGTGGACGACATCAACTCCACCAATAACAGCATAACGGTGTCTATGCAGAATAGCGACACGCTGTCTTTCGACGGCAACGTCGCCATCGGTAAAGCCTCGGCTAACTCTGCGCTGGACGTCCAGGGCACGATCACGGCGAACAACTTCGCTGGAGATGGATCCGCGCTCACAGGAGTAGACTCGGACACGCTGGATGGTCAAGACGGTTCCTACTATCTCGACTGGACTAACACGACCAACAAGCCCGATCCAACGGTAACGGTATCTCTTTCGGGAGACGTCAGCGGTAGCGGGAACGCGACCCTGACGGATCTCGCGAACGGGTCTATCTCCATCACGACTACTGTAGCAGACGATAGCCACAACCACATCATTGGCAACATCGACGGATTGCAGACCGCGCTAGATGGTAAGCTGAGCACGTCTGGTAAGGCAGCCGACTCGGATCTGCTAGATGGTTTGAACAGCACCCAGTTCCTGCGCAGCGATGCTAACGACACCGCCACAGGAGACGTCACGTTCTCTGGTAACGTGGCGATAAATACGCTTGTAGCGAACAGTTCACCAGGAGCCGCCGGGCAAATGCTCACGTCGAACGGTACTACTACGTACTGGTCGACTCCAGTCAGCGCCGACGACACTCTAGCTCTAGCAATAGCTCTTGGATAACGGAGTAAATAATGGCTAACACCTTCAAGAATTACACCTCAGCTTCCGTTGGAACTTCTCCGACTACCGCGTATACGGTTCCTACCTCAACGACTGCGGTAGTCATTGGTTGCAACGTAGCCAACGTATTGACTAACCAGATTACCTTCTCCGTTCAGGTAGCAGGCGTCTATTTGGTGAAAGACGTTCCACTCCCTGCGGGTGCCGCGATATCGGTCCTAGACGGGAAGATCATATTAGAAGCCGCAGATACGGTAGTCGTTACGGCTAGTGAAGCTTCTGCGGTAGATGTAATCGTAAGCGTATTGGAGCAAACCTGATGAGTAAGCAGAGTGATCTAGTTAATATCGCGCAAGGTGACACCATAACTGTTGATCATGCTAACGGAAACGTGGGAATTGGTACGAGTTCGCCTACTGCCCCCTTAGATATCGGTCCATCGGATAATGCAGACGAAGGCGCGCAAGTTAAACTTCGTGGTGCGCCAAATGGCACAGTTGACTATAACTTTGATGTCTATCAATCTAATTTTCGTTTTTTTACAACAGACAAGGGGAATAATAACAACTTTACAGAACGTATGCGCATAGACAGCGCAGGTAATGTTACCAAGCCTTATCAGCCGATGTTTTTAGGATATCCAACTAATGATTATTCTACTGGTAGTATGCCAACTGGCGTTATGAGTATCACCGCATTATATAATAATGGTGGTCATTTTAACGCTTCA